GACTCAATCTTTCTCTTAGTATCTCTGCATTTTTTAGTTCTGCAAAGTACCCGTCTTTTAAGAAAGTATACTGTATGTGTTCTTTTATTCTTGACCAATCTTCAATTGTGATAATACCTTTCAACACTAATTGTGTTTTAAGTATATCGTTAAAGACGCCAGTAAATCTTTTTCTTAATCTAGCGACAAACTTTGTAAACTTCAGTTCATCTCTTGTAATCTCTGCGGCTCTGCCCATGTTGAATCCGTTATCTGAATCCAATCTTGACATTGGCACATTCAAAGATTGATATAATTTCTTTTGAAAATATTCAACATCTGATATTTCACCAAGATTTTGACCACCAGATAATGTAGAAACTTCTGTGCCTTTTGCACCTTCTCTACGAGGTAACCAAAAATCTTCAAGCATTGACATATGTTTTCTGTCATCTCTGATTTCGCCAGTAGCGGCATCATAGACAAGTTTGTTTCTATATCTTGCCATAACATCTCTCAGATATGCTTCTGCTTTTACTTTAGGCAAGTTGCCGACATCAACATAGAATATTCTTCTTTCAGGTGCTCTTACTATTCTGTAAATAACAACAGCATCTTCAATCATTCTTAACTGATTGGTAGGTTTAATTGCCTTGTGCAAATGCCCCATAACCATATTCTTGGTTTGGTCAATTACACCAGATGTAACATAAGTAATTGAGTCTGAAGCAATCTTCAAACCAGCATTTGAGTTTGCTGATGAGATGCCTTTCTCGTTATAGACAAACCACTCTGCGGTTGTTTCTATAATCTCAACACCCTTACCTTTGTTATCTCTCTTTTTAGCGACTTCACGAACTTTCTTTATTTTGCGTGGGTCGATATATCTAATTTCTGTTAGCCCTTTTCGTGGACTTTTCGGGTCGATAACTTTGTGAAAGTAAATTCTTCCGTCAACATACCATCTGCGAAAAATGTCGTGTCCTTTTTCGTCAAAGTTGAGCAAACGCAAAACTTCGTCAAACTCATCACGCACTTTTCCTTTAATAGCATCTGATACCGCTAGTTTATCTAGTGATACTGATACTGAAGCATCTCTTTCATCCGAAACAATAGTTTCATTGATAATATCTTCGATTGCCATATCACACTCTGGGTGTTGTGCAATCTCACGATATCTTTTGATTAAATCAATGTCATTCTTGGCAGTAACTTCCATATCCAAGTATTGGCCAAAGTAACCGCCAGCGGATATAGTTGTTGTACCGTCATCAGGGGAGGCGACAGTAAACGCTTGTTTCGCTTCTGCCGGCTTCCCTAAATCATTATTGTTACGAGTTATTTGGAATCCAAGTAAATTCGCCATATTATATTGTCCTTATAACTTGTTAAAAATTATGTAGTTGTATCTGTTTCAAAGTATTGATAAGTAAATGAACAACCGAATGTTTCGATTGAATCATTATCACTAGCAGACAATGAAATATCATCTAAAGTGGTTGGGAATGCGCCTCTTAAAATATAAGTTTTTAGAGTTGCACCGTTTCTGTCTAAATGGTCTACTTTAATATCAACTTGATAGTTATTAGGATTTGTTAATCCCTCATTATCAGTCATATTATTCATACCATTCATCCATCTTTCTAATCCACGATAGATTTTAAAGTCTGTATCATTCAATACAGTCATTGACCACGGAGCGAATGTTCTGTCACCTACTAGGTTTAATACACGACCTCTAAATGGCACAGCAACAGTTCCTAGTGATTGACCAGGAATTGAAGTAGCAGTACACAAATAAGATAAGTCAGATGTTTCTCCACCAACAGATGAGTAACCAGGAAAAGTCATAGTGACCTTAAACTGATTCGCTCTTGCGCCGCCGCCTGAAAGACGAGATTTAAATTCATTAATGTTTGGCATTATTGTTCTCCTCTAAGATTAAGCGCCTGCAACTTCAGAAAAGGCTACGCCTGAACGAGTTGCGACAAAGTTAAGTTGAATGAAGTTAATAGACCGATTAGGTTTGACAAAGATGTCAGCCCTAAATTCGTTTCTGTCTACAACATCGCCTGTATTGTTAGAAGCATCACATACGACTTGAAAGTCTGTAATACCTCTACGACCTTGAACATCTCTCAAGAATGGTTCTACTAAGTTTCTAAAGTTCGCCCTAGAGAATTCATCATTGAATTCAAATAGTTGAAATTTAGCAGCCGTAGAAACTGTTTTCTCAAGAACAATGAACAATCTGCGAACATTGATTCTATCAAACGCACTTGGTTTTGATTGAGCAGTCTTATCGCCAAATAACACAGTACCTTGTCCTGGGAAAGCAACAACTGGATTTACTCTTGATTTGTAGAGTTCATCTCTTTGTATTTGGTTAGGATTAAAGGCAAGTTTTACTGCGCCTCTAATTTGTCCACGATTAAATCCGCCTGGTGAAAACCATGCATCTGCAACACTATCAGTTCTTGCACAAAGACCAGCAGTATCTCCGTTAAGAGGTACATATCTGTAAACATCATTGTACTTGTCATACATGTATTTGTAACCACTATCGATTACTGCATAACTTGTTGATGGCAAGCCATCAGCAAATCCTACAACATTTTGAGTTTGTGTAACTGCGTTAGCAACATCTACAACATCTGTTCTTGCAGGTGAAATAAATGCAACACAATCTTTTCTATCAGTTGCAATATCCATAACAGCAGTTGCCTTTGTGTCGCCAGTAGCGTCATCGCCTGTCTGTGAAGGACCACACATTAGTAATGCTAAGTCAACTGTTTCTGAATCAGCAAATTTCTCATATGCAGTTGCAATCTCAGCGTTAGTAGCAGCAAAGTCATCAGTACCACTCGCAAGCGAGTAAGATTTCACAACAAATGCATCTCCAGCAGCGTTATCAAAAGTTGTACCTTTCTTAGCACTACCACCGTTTGCAAGTGTAGTTTCATGGTCCATGACATACACATACTTTGATTGATTATAAATTACATCAGCATAATAGTTACTATTACCAGAATCAGTCTTACCATCAAACGCCTGTGAAACGCCTTCAAATGTTTCTAAGATTTCTCCAGCTGTTCCTGTAATTCCGCCATCTTCGTCTAGTACTACAATATGCATTTCATCTAATGAACCGCCAGCAGCAACGACATCATCTGTCGAAGTTGGTGGAGTAGAAAATTGAAAGTAATATTCCCAATGTCTTAGTACTTTAGCATTATCAACAACTGCGTGTCTAAGACCGCCTGTTTCTGTTTTACCAGTTGCAGTATTGAATCTTGCGATTGTTAATACATGAGTTGATATTGCAGTTATTTTATAGTAATGTCCTGAAGGCGCACCGTCAGTTGAAGGTACAGCAGCTGCATCTCCAAATTCTAGTATGTCGCCAACTTGCATTAAACTACCGTCATCAACAGTAATTGATGTGTCGCCGATATCCGCAGAAGCGTCTGCAACTAGATTACCACTCATTGAGTGTGGTCCGAACGCAGTAGAGTTAGCACATACAGAAACTTTCAAACTGTTTCCTAATGTTCCAGGTTCTCTTGCGGCATAAGCACCAACACTACCAGCGAAACTAGCGGCATGGCCGAAGTTGTCTAGGTAATCAGTTGTATTTTTTATAAGTACTCCAGCCGATGTTCCAGCATTTAACATGCCAGTAATCGGTCGTACTACTTTCAGATTATTTCCGTATCCTAAAAAGTTCGCAGCAGTAAACCATTCTTCAAAGTTATCAGCAGTTGGTTTCCCAAATGTATCTACTAATTGCTTCTCAGACGAAATTGTTGTAATCTCATCAATCGGTCCCTTTTCCGCAGTTATCACAATTCCGCCGCTTGATGTACTTACGGCAGGAACAACATTAGTTAAATCCTTCTCAGTTACGGAGACACCTGGTGATACTTGAAAAGCCATATTTAGTTCTCCTTTATTAAAGTTTTATGTTTCAACCCTTTCACAATATTTATAACTTTTGAAAACACTAGTTTTCGCCTCTATGATAAGATACGGGATTCCAGAGTACTCCAGAGTCATCAAAGAACGAATTGTTGCGACCTTCGGGGTCATCAAGTCCGTTATCAATGAACCCAAACGGTGCCATATCGGCTTCGATAGCATTCTGTTGTTCAGTAAACATTTGTCCACGCACATCAACATCTGTCAATTCTTTAAAGTATGACTGATTTGCTAACCACCCAAATATCACGCAACACATTACTAAGTCATCTGTTGAACCGGCATCAGCCTCCCACGACTTGCCTTTTGATATAAATGTTGACAATTCAGCAATAATATCAAAGTCAGTAATAATTAACTTATCACCTTCTATCAAACTCTTTAGATTAGAAGTACCAATTCTCTTAGTACCTTTTGTCATTCTTAGACCTAGTTGGTTTCCCCGACCACTAAACCCTCCACCTAATACTTGACCTGAACGGCCTCTTTGTGTACACATCATTACATTGTCGTACTCAATCTCAAATTGTAAAGCATCTGCGACTTGTTGACCTAAGTCATTAATCTCAATCAAAACAAATGCACTATTGTAATGTTTCGCAACTCTTTCTATGATATTTGGAAAAAGAATTGGTTTAATTTCGTTATCTCTGTACTTTGCAACTACCTTATATGGCGCCTTCGTGCAGTCAAACACAACAAACGCTGAGTAGTCATTCGATAGTCCTCGTGATACATCAACACACATTGTATAGATATGGTCTTTCTTTGGCATATCATACACATCTAACCCACCACTTCGTTTAGGATTCTGAACAGCCATTGTTTTGAGTTTACTTGCAGTAATAAG